TTATAATAATCTAATACAATTTTCTTAGCATCATCTGATGTCACTTCTAATCTTGGGTTCTCCCAATATACCAGAGCACCAGAAATAGTTGAAGCATATGCCTCAATCTGATCCCAGTCTCTAGCACTATCAAACGTCTGTAGGTTCTGCATCTGTGTTCTCTACTTTCTTTAATTTATAAGCAGCACTAACTCTAATTCCATAGAACTCTCTGCTTGTATCCTCTGCACAATGTAAAATATCTGACGGAAAACATAGTGCTGATCCTGGTTTAGGAAACACACAATCAAATTTACCATCATCTTGTACAAACATAGTCTTACCACCCCACATAATATCCCATACAGGATTACAGAATACTAGAAATGTGTAGTCTGCATCATCTTTATGCATAAAACCATCTAATCCTCTTGTATGTCCATTGACATAGTAATCAAGAATCTCATGTTTAAATGGTACAAGGATTTTAATTTTCTCAGGAATATGAGTGTCAAATATAGCATGTCCTTTCACATCCATCTTCCAGAACTTCTTATGTGGTGCTGTGTGATCACTACTAGCACCCCACTGCCATCTAGCACGACTACAGATCTTTTCAATTTCTGCCATTTCATCTCGTGTGAGAATAGTATCCCACGACATAATATCAGTTAATAAAGACATAATATTAATTTAATTGTATAGAACGTTTAATGATTCCACAACGAACATGGTCAAGTAACATTAGAGTATCATAATTATCCTCAGGTGTGAAAGTTCCACTAGCTACTGAGTCATGGAGATTGTCATATAATTTATTCATCTCAGTAATATAATATCTCATGGTAGGATCTGGAATAGCACTTTCCATCCAGAATGTGACACATTTTCTAACACCATTAGTTACTGGTCTAACACCATGTATAAAATCAGATTGATAAATCAATATTCTACCTGGTTCTAATCTTCTTTCAATAGTTTCTGTTCCTATTTTAATAAAGTGTTCACCACCTTCATAATTATCATCTAATGTAATAACAGCAGTATAGTCAGTTCTGCTACCCCACATCTGCCAATAGTCAACATGATCAGCATAATGTTGTCCTAATTCATACTTTAACATGAAACAAGGACTTATTTTATTAAGTGGATGTAAATGATATATGGGAGATGCTTTTAAAACTTTAGTGATAGCAGTATTTGCCATCTTGTTTAATTCAATATCTTCTTGTTGTTTATTGTCTTTCTGAAATTTATCTTTAGAACCTGTTATAGCACCATCAACAAATTTACCAGAATCAAATATGCTAAGTATTTGTCTTAGTTGATTATGGTCAAAGAAATCATATTCATATATCATTTTTGCATCTCCGCCATAGCTTTAATAAATTGATCACAAGCTTGTTTATATTGTTCAGTAACACTCGGTAAAGGAGTACACATATTGATAACTTGATCAAAACCAATTAAAAATGATGTATCACAAGAAAATATCTTCCATGGTGTTAATAACATTCCAACCTGTTTATCTTGAAGAGGTCCTGATTTAGTCAATACAAATGGGTATATCATATTATAACATACTTTTCTTTCTACACCATCAACTGTTTCAATATGATCTTTTACATTACTAACCACCTCTTCTCCAGTTTTTAGTGTGAGAATGAGAATATTTAATTTATCACTCATAATTTAATTAAACGTTGTTTTCTTTAATTTGTGCTAATAGTCTGTCTAAGTCCTCTTTTGACTGTATTTCTTCAGAGGGTTTTTCATATACCTCATAGTTTGCAGGTGCAACGATAAAGTCAGGGTTCTTAATCTTGTAGTTAGATGCAATTGTCAATACAATTCTTTTAGCATACTCGCTATATGTCGTTGTGTCAAATGTTCCAAACTGACCATCTGTTTCTAGGTAGACTTTACCCTCATTTAATTTCTGATTGTTTAAGTCTACTCTACTCTCCCATACTTTATACATGATAGGATTAAAAGGAAACTTAACTTCATCAGAATCTTTACCATCATTGTCTTGTGGTAATGATCTCAACTTAGCTCTGTACTTAGTCCACATTGCTTTTGTATCTGCATCAATGTCAGCATCTGGCATCTGTGTCCAATCACAATCAGCAAGGAGATAATTTCTAATCATTCTAATACCTTCCCAAGATACTTTATTCCATCTACCATATTCATTGTATAATTTTTCTTGGATTATCTCTTGTTCGCTGTCTTGATATTCAAAGTATTTTTCTTTAAGAGTCTCAGCAATCTGTGCTACTTCTGACTCAGTTGGTTCTACCCATGAATATGTTTTCCATGACCTTTCTTTAGTTGCACGATCATATACATATTTTTTCTTTTCAATACCATATGACCCATCACTGAAGTAATTCAAGTGAATCAAACGATCTTTATCAGATGTCCAGAATGGATACAACACATTTTGGATATTGGCATTCCAATAATCCTCTCCAATAAATTGTGTCTTTCCATCAACAAGAATCATTCTTTCTAGTGCATTTACTTGCACTACTACACGTATGTCTGCCATTTGATTAAGGGATTTTAATGAACCAGCCTGTTGCAATATATTTATCATGGGTAAAGACTGTGTTTCCACGATGCACATGTGTCATACCTGCTGGCCAAATCAGTAATGTACCTGTTTGTGGTTTGTATCTTTTCTTTTGATACAAGAATTCAGTCTCTGCTTCACCATCTGGCATGTCATTTAGATATACCATCCATGCTAACTCTCTGTTTGCTGCTCTAAAACTAGAGTTTTCATAATGCCAAGTGTGATAACCACCTCCAACTGGAGTCTTTTGTACTTTTAAACCAATTGATGCTAGTCTGACATTCCTGATATGGTCATATTCTTGTCTGTAGTTCTCAAATGCAGAATTTAGATATTTATAGAAATGCGAAGACATTCCCATATCAACATCATCATACATCATACTGACATCATGACGTGCTAATTTCTTTTGTGCCATTTGCTCACTGCCATATTGCACCACGTAATCTGGATTGATTTTCATTGTATGTTCAAATACAGATATCATTGTAGTGCATATTTCATGATGTACAAATCTGTGATATACACCAATAAAATCTTCAAACTTTCCTTCTAATCTATCAGGATCTATAATGAATCCACTTTCACTCGCTTCTAACATCAATAAGCTCTGATCATATACTTAACTAAATGATACCTTGTTAACAGTGGAATGTCAATATCTGGTATTAATGCAGAATCAACACTTAACTTAACAGCAGATGATAATGTAAATGTACCTTCATTAACATCAAGACCAGCAGAGTTAATAGGATCTCCTTGTGGTTGAATACGTTCAGTAATAAACTCAATACCTAAATCGGTTTTACCAGAAGGATATGTTGTGATAGTATTCTCTACCTCATCATGAATGAATGAGACATAATCAATACCAAAGTTATCGTTGTTAGCATTTCCAGCAGCAGATCTTGATTGTCTTACCTCTAATATTAAATTACTTACTCTCATAGACTGTGGTAGAGGTATGTCAACAAAAGTCCAATTTGTAGGACCACTAGCAGAGGAAATTGTACCAATTTTAATAAAACTAGTAGCATTGTCATTACTACCAAATAATTCTAGTGGTTCACCTGGTGTTTCTCCACCGTTAGAACCATTACCGCGAATGACTCTAAACCTAGCTGTAATCATTTCTGATCCCTTTGAATTAGTTGATGAAGCATTAACTTGAATTGTTCTTGCAAATCTAGTTGCTTCATTTCCAAAGAATCTAAGATATTTCTCTCCATCAATAGATGAGAATCCACCATTTACCCCACTACCAGTTCCAGACTGAACATAATTAACTTGAGGACTTGAACTATCAAATAATCCAGAAGTGGTTGAAGTTCCTATACCAGGATCATCAGACTCAGTTGTTTGATAACCAATAATACCAGATCCACTTTCTGAACCAGGAGTACCAGCATTACCAACAACTAATGTTCCAGCGTTAATATCATCAACATCAAATTGGAACTGAAGAAATGTACCTGATCCACCTCCACCTCCACCATCACCAAAGAATGTTGTGTTTTCTTCAGCGATCATCTCAACAGTTCCATCACCACCATCAATTTCCTGTCCATTGACAGCACTGATACCACCATTACCAGCATTTCCTTGTGATATAAAACTTGCTGTAGCACCTGAACCAGATCCCCTATATCCACTTTGTCCTCTAGTAGCACCATAACCATCTCTACGTGCGTTAGAACCGTTTCCAGCACCTCCACCACCACCGATACCAGCACCGAAACCGACGCCACCACCGCCACCTCCTCCTCCTCCACCAGAGCAGACGGAGTTACCACCATTACCACCACTACCAGAGAAAACAGAACCTAAATTTTGTGCACCATCATTACCACCAGCACCAGCGTTTTGGTCAGC